TGATCTATGAATAATCCTCTTATTCTCTAATATTAATTTTGATAATTTCATAATACTAATCTAATCCGTATGTTCTACCTGCAGCTCTTTCTTTATCCAGCCAGGCTGCTTTTCCAGCTGTATAGCTCTCTTTATCTTTCCTAAACTTATCATCTAATACCTGTACTCTATTCCAAGGTGATTCTGATTTAGTATCTATTTTAATTTTTACGTTGCCGTATTTTTTTTCAATTTCTGCTTTCCAACTATTTAAATCATCTTCTGCATGAATACTCCTTGATGAATCGTCTGGGTTTGGTAAGCTAAATCCGAACATGGGTTTCTCTATAAACATGGATACAAGTAGATCAAAAGTAAGTCCCTGTAGATCAGTTACTTTAGTACTTTCGCTAAGAATAATTTTACTTAGTTTCATAATTTCCAAATCTTTAGAGTTAAATCTCCTGTTCCTTTAATAAGTCGGTGATATGTCTCTTTAGGTATAAATAGTTTATCTTTTCCTAATATACGGGGTACATCGTTGTCTAATTGAAATTGCCAGTCTGTTATGTGTGTCGGCAGTATATATCTATCTTCCTTATCTCTATGCCATACGAATTCAAAAGAAGATGTCTCTTCTAAAAATTCTCTAACTATAAAATCTTCTACTTGTGTTTCTCTGTACGGCTTAGCCATGCTTAATAATTAACTCTCCTAATACTTCTAATCTTCCCATCTCCTTTTGAAAGTCTATAGGTTTCATACTAAAGTTAATACTTTTATGCGTGGTATCAAACTCTTCTTTAGCTTTTTTTAAATCAAAGTTTCCAGCTGCTGCCTTTTTATAGTAAGGAAGCTTAACATTAAAGTGGTGGTGAGTTAACATGGAGTCGCCTCCTTTATCTTTAGCGGATGAAGCAATCTTACCTGCTCCTGCTCCTCTGCCTTCAGCAAAGTCGTTGAAGCTCTCTTCAGTTTCTTCTAATATTATATTACTTAATTTCATACTACCAGTATCCTGAGAAGTTAGATGAACCGCCTAATGATTTCCAATAACGGCCTATATTACAAGACCAATAACCTGCTTTTGTTTTATCTTTCTTAGTTGCACATTTATGACGTGCAGCAAATGATGCTCTTGCACCTTTCTTTTTAAACTTAACTGAAAGGCCAGTATCACCGAAAGATACTTTTTTTACATTTCCTTTCTTAGACTTAACGTAGACATAGAATTTTTTACTTCCACCTCTTTTAGGTTTGTTAAGTGCAACCTTTTTACCTTTGTATTCAGCTTCGGGTATGTAATCTACTGACGCTTTAAGCATTTCAAAACCATTATGGTCAAAATTTTCATTTTGTATTGAGACTGCTTTTTTAAATTTGTCTATGTTTATGTTACCCCCAATAGACTCTACTAATTCTTTGACCATTTCATAGTCAATCATTTCGTCTATAGAAGCTGCTTCGTCAATTGTATCTTCATTTTCGATCATTTCATCGATTAAAGCTCCAATTTCGAACAAAGGATTGTATTTAGGAGATACCATTGGTAAATCTAAAGGAACTCTCATTCCATTATAATCAGCATATTCTCCTATATCTGTTGTTTCTAAAAGTTCTGTATCAGTCTCGTCTAACTCTATAGCTTCGTCTCTAAGAGCTTCTCTTGCTTCTTTGAATAATTGTATAAATGCTTCAGAGTTATAACGATAGACATGCTCATGTAATGAGAGCTTGTTGTCTAAGTGGTACTTTAAAGACGGGTATCCGATAATTTCTTTTAGTCTAATCATAATTTATTTCATTTCTGGGTGAAACATAAACTTAATAATTTTAGCATCTTTTGATACTTCCTTACCGTCTATTTCTATTCCTATAGGATAAGGTTTAGTTTTGTCGTCTGCCCAATAGGCTACATCGTAACTTTTATCTTTATTACTAGTTACTAATAGTCCTCTGTTATACGTATCTTCTTCTGCTTGCAATACTACCATTTTATCAGTAGGAAGAATCATATCTCCCATGAGCTTGATATCACCTTCGTCGTAACCGTCGGCGTTATATCTATTCTCTTCTGTTAAAATTTCTATCAGTTTCATTATTTAAAGTCTTTTCTGTAAAACTTACCTAGTATATTATCATTTATATGAGAACTGTAATCGTCCTCTAATACGTTATTAATAAATAGGTGCTTTGTCTCATAATAGGTTAATAGCTTTTTATTAGGAACATACTCAAGTATTCTCTTCTCCCAATTATCCTGAGTCTTATCTTTTTTTGCTAATGCTACTATCTCTTTTTGGGAACCAAAATAGTCTCTCCAATCAGATTCTGTTATTACTTTTTGTTTAAGGGGGGTACGACCACCTATTCCTTTAGCCTTTCTTTCTAATCTCAACTCCTCTAAAGCTCTTTTTCCTAAACGTTTGTTACGTTCAAAGTAAAGTACTTTTTTACCTATGTAACGAATATCCTCAGGTTTATAAACTACCTCATAGATAAACCCATAGGTTCCTTCTGGCATATCTGAAATATCAGTGATTAACCTCCCTTGGTGAGTCCAAGTAGGTTGTGTTGGCATTTTTTCCATATTAGGTTAGTCCCTAGAGTTTGCTTTTTAGCTCCTCTATCTGTAACTGCTGCTCTTTAATAGCTTCAATTAATAACGGGACAATTTTTTCATAACGTACTGCCTTGTATCCATTGTCTCTTTCAATGACAATTTCAGGAAGTACTTGTTCTATTTCTTGAGCAATTACTCCAATGTCATGGCCTGTATTGTTCGAGTTATCATTCCAGTCAAAAGAGTAACCTCCTATTTTAGATAGTTTATCGATTGCCGATGGAATTAGTTTAATATTATCTTTTAATCTTTCATCTGAAGAATGGTATGCTGTAACATCCCCTGTTGCGGTAATGTCTCCTGTTACTGCTAAACTTCCTTCTGTAGTAAGAGTTCCTCCTACTGTTGTGTCTCCTGAACCGGAAACTCTAAAGGCAAGTTTAGTATACTGGTTACCGGAATAATACCCGCCATCTCCAGATACAACTGCGAAACTATCATGTCCGTCAGTTGAGTTATCTCTAATACCCATTACTAAGTGTCCACCTGTATAAGCTTCAAATAAGGAACCTGAATTTGTTCCACCTATAAGAGATGCTAAAGTAGCGTGAGTAGTATGGGAGTAATTAGTTATTGCTGTATCACCAATAGTTAAGTGAGTTCCGTCAAAAGTTAAATTTGATTCAGCATTTAAGTAATCTGTTCCTTGAGCAGTTACTAATCTATTGTTAGCATTATTAGCTATATTAAGTTGACTCCCACTTGCTGATGATGAAATTGATGCTAGTGAAGCAGAAACTGATCCCCATGTATCTATTGTTATATCATTAGAGTCAATATCACCTGCAACAGTTAGAGTGCCTGTAAAGGTGTCTGTAGTATTTTTAAGGTATGCAGTGTGCGCAGAGGAGCTTATTGCTACTCTTTGAGCATGTGATGATGCACTTATTTGTGCTAGAGAACCTGATGCTGATTGTGAAACTATACTGTCATGGTATGACATAGAGTTAAGCATATGCACTCTCTGTACATGTGAGGATCCTGATAGTTCAATTATAGAGGAAGAATTATACTGGTAGAGTGTGCTTCTTTGACTATGAGCTGAGCTAGATAAAAGAGCATGTCTTGCTACTCTGTCGTTGTGTGCTGATCCGCTATCTAGTGATCTAGATGCTTCTAAGTCTGCATCGGTGGCATAATAGTTGTCTAGTGAAGAGCTAAAATTATATAGGTGCCCTAATGATGAAGATACATCTGACCAGCCTGTTATGCTTAATACTCCGTTGATATCAGAATCTCCTAATACTCTATGTGAACCTGTTCTTATATGAAAGTCATCTGAAGTGTCACCAAATGAGGTTGAACCTGTAGATGTAGATGATATAATAGTTTGAGATTGAAATACCTTAGCAGTCATTCTACCGTCAACAACCATATCTCCTTGGTGGTAGGTTGAACCTGTAATAGTAAATACATCGTTATCGTAATCAAACATGAATTGATTCGACCCTGTAAAGTCTATTTCTTGTGCTAAACTACCTGTACCTTGTTTAAGCTGTATTGCATATTGCTTAGCTTTAGGAGTTGGTAATTCTATTTCAACATACGGCTCGTCGGATTGTGATCTGAATAATCTTAATCGGGAATTTACTTTTGATGCAGTATAGAACAGTTCCATAAAGTTCTGATCCATCTGTGCATGCGTTAAAGCACTTCCTGTTACCGACCTTAATGTAATTTTACTATCTGGCATCTTATTTGTTTTCTAAATCAGAGATTCTATCCTCAAGATCTTTAATTATACTATTTTGTTCTCGAACTGCTTCTATTAAAACAGGAACTATACCACTATAATTAACACCAAGATAGCCTTTATTATCTTCAGAAACAACTTCTGGAAGAATTTTTTGAATATCTTGTGCTATTACACCTATGCTCTTTTCTTTAGTATCCTTATATGTAAAGTATACTCCGTCTATATTATCTATTCTACTAAGGGCATTATCTATAGGCTGTATATCTTCTTTTAATCTAATGTCTGATCCCTGTATTACAGTACCTGAAGCTTTAATTGATCCTGAAACCATTAACTTGTAAGATAAAGGTAAGTCAGAACTTTCATCTACTCCTATTCCTAAGTTATGATTGTCGTCTAAAATTAATCCTTGGCTTGATGATACAGCTGAAGAACCAGAATATACTGTTAGTCTTTTATTTACACCTGCGTTCTGTAATCCTTTTATTAGGGCAATTTCTACTGATCCGCTATTAACAGGTACTTGAGAACTACTAGGGTAATATAAAGTAAGCGTTTGACCGTTTGTTGACGCTGATCTAAAGTACGAACCAAAGTTAACGTCTAACTCTGAATACGTAAGTGCTTGTCCTTTCTCTGCTCTAAAGTTTATTGCCATTATATATCTATTTTTACGACAAATGTCATATCAACATTTTCCGATTTTGGTATAGGTCTGTTAGTTTTAGCAACTGCTATTAACTCATCTGCTTCATTGTACAGCCCTACGGTTGTTATGTAAGGTCTAAATTCACTACCTGTGATATTATCTCTTACTGTATTTTCTGATCCTGTTAACGATGAAGGATTAAAAGAGTAATTCAACTCAGACTCCTTAACGGTACAGTGAACATTATATGTATAAATAGGTAGGTTTGATTTCCAGTGCACAATAGGTCGAGCATAAGTTGAATAATATCTTGCTGCTATGTCATCTGTTATTATAACCTGTCCTTGGTTATAAATTATATCTCCTACTACCCTTTGGTTTTTAGTGTAAGAAAGAGTTGATCCTGATAATACTAATCTTCCTTCTTTATCGTCTACTACTTCATGTCTTTCAAAAAGAATACTCTCATCTCTTACTAAGTACTCACTACCTGTTTCTATTACATAATCTCCTTCATCACTAATATAGTCGTCTAAGTCGATAGGAATAGTCCCGTACCAATGTTCTAAATCCTCAACATATTGATCTGCAAAATTATCTGCTCTTGCATAATCTCCATCTCCTATCCAATACCTATCATCATTTGTTGCTGCACCTCTACCGTCTTCATAAAATGCTTTCAAAACAAATGAGCCCGGTTCTATATGAGTACCGTATGCACTTCTAGGAATAGATATTACCCCTACTTCTTTACTGCTGCTTCTTGAACCTGTTAGAGTTAAAGTAGTCTGAAGTGAAAGATCGTAAGACCCTGAGAATACTCCAAGAGTATTGCTACCGCTGTAATAATTATGGTAGACACTATCGAAGGTTAACTTCTGGTATCTATTATTTCTATAATCTAGGGGGTATGGGTAACCGGGTGTAGAACCTGAAAACCCTCTTAAAACCTCTAGACCATAATCATTAAGAGTACTCCCGGAAGCATACCACTGTTTTTTAGCAGTATAGTCCGTGACATATACATCTTGACGGTTTAGTTTCTTGAATGCACTCATTCATCTATCTAGTAATCCAATTTGATTCGCACTAAGCTTTCCTTTGTAAAGTCTTTCATTAAAGGTCTAGAAAGTTTAGCTACTGCTAACAAATCATTATTATCGTTATACAGCCCAACAGATGTAACAAATGCTTGGGGTGTGTTAATCATTACGTTATGTCTCAATTCTCCTGAACCTGTTATAAGGGACGGGTTAGTAGAGTAATTAAATTCACTATTTCTAGCTCTAACGAATACAAAGTTAGAAGTAATAGTCTCTTCAGATTGAATTCTAAAGCTTCCGCTAAAGTCCAGAACGTCATACAGCTTTCTATTATTAAGAGATGCAGTATTAGCTGATCTGTTAATACCTAAATTTAATCCTCC